ATCAACAATATCAGGGTGTGGATATCGGTCCAACACTCCAGAACAATAGGAGGGTCTTTTATATCATCATGCCCGCAAAACTCTTAAGGAAATTGGAGTTGCGGGCTAGATACTTGACACCGTTGACAGCGAGTTTGCCGATAGCTTGTTCCACATCCATAGTGGAACCAAGATGTGGGAGTGAGGCACCCGAAGGGACTAGCGATCCTGCGACGCCATTAGCCAACACGGGGGATCCTTCAAGGTGGACAATGTGCTCGATCTGAAACACATTGGAGCTCACTGGCAAGCCCTCAGCCCAAACGAGAATTGCACACGCACCATTACAACGGGTTAAGTCTTTGTACCCACCCTGCCCAGTGGCAAAAGCGCTACTTTCAACAATATCATCGGCTTCCTGATAACCGGCGGCGTTCACAAAACCAACAGGTGCTGTACTCTTGAAAGTATAATAGGCGGAATTTACAACATTATTGCAAATCTGTAAATCACCCTGTAATATATCAGAAATGCCAATCTCAACAGCACTGGGTAAATTGATAAAATTTGACCCAAACAAAGCGGTGTAAGGATACCCACCGGTCATGGAAGGGATGATATTGGAATCTGGAGCAGTAGCACCGGTTTGGATAAGCACATCATACGATGGCATAGTGTCGGCCAATGGAATTTGGGCATAATAAAAGCGCCCTGTTGCGGACAACTCTGGCTGGAGATTGGTAATCTTAATCCCCTGAGAAACGACACGATAGTCAGTGAAGACATTCTTGAGCAAACCAGGCGCTGTAGCACCAAAAATATGGCTAGTAAACCCAGACGCGGTCAATGGCGCCATACCAGTATTCACCTGGAGTATGCACGGTGAGGCCGCGTAGGAATACGTGGAATCAAGCATAGTAACAACCGGGTTCGGAAAGAACACTGCGCCCGCAGTGCCCGCAGCTGTTGAGGTGAAAACGGAGGTAGAGTGGGCATGGTAAGTCGCCGTGGGGAAAAAGTACGGATCAGGTACCCGGCAACCCATACTTGAGGGCGCAAATGGAGCAGTCAACGCCTGTGCAAACTGTACGGACTTTGAAATGGATGCGACCCGTGGTTGCTTAATGGGGAGAGCACGTGAGCCAGACGAACTTGGCATGATTTCCTTCACGCGGGAAAAGCGCGCCGATTTCTCTTGCTGGCGAAGCTTGGCAACTAAATTTTTATTCCGCTTTTGTTGCTCTACTGCGGAGGTCTTACGTTGATTCTTAGCAATTCGGTTAAAACCTTTGAGAATTCATGGTGCCCCATAGAAAACGTAACCACGGCATGGTGACCTTCGGGCTGATAAGTCGCCCCGGATGAGAACTGGAGTAATTGGAACGCGAATCGAATTAAAAAGCGTTTTTGTTTCGCCCCACCCAGACGCATATGGTATAAATGCCCGGTTGCCACCAAGCTATAATAAACCCACATTTGTCTTCCCACTTTTGTTGACAATTGAATCAGTCGGGATATTTCACAACCGCACATACACACATATGGCTTAAACACGGTTGCGGAGCTGAATCGGATTTATGAGCTCGCATGTCTAGCTTACTAGTATAACCTGCTAACCCGTGACACCCAACGTCTGCGTGGC